AATTCCATTACATCTATGAATATTATTTTCTTTTCTCGTCATCCATTCTAAATTTTCAATATTATTATTTAATTTATTTTTATCTTTATGATTTACATCAGATTTGTTCTCTAAATTTGGTATAAAAGCTAGGGCTACTAATCTATGAACTTTTAATGATTTTCTTTTCACATTGTTACACAAACTTATATGAAAGTAACCTGATTTAATATTATTCATTAAAATCCTAGCAGTCTCTTTGTTTCTAATCCTACCCCAAGTACTAACTTCATAGTTTTCATAATTTTCAATTGTTTTCCAAAGTTCCATTATGACTATATATAATATACCATTTTGTCTTTATATCCTTTTTATTAAACATATAAGAAAATCAGCTTAAAGCTTTCTCTACAATATATTGAAATGTCGGAAAAGTGTTTATTGAATGATGATGATGTAGTAAAAATGGAGGATGAGACAATGGTGTTTAACCCGTATAATCCATTAAATACAGAGATTACATTGAATGATGTTCAATCTATTCTCTCTAACTATGGAATTCCAACACATGTATTTAATATGTCTCTTTATAAACGCGCATTTGTTCATCGATCTTATACGAAACGTCCTCATTTTGAAAACCTCTCACAAAATATTACGATTGTAGATAGACCTATAGATTGTATGCCACTTAGTAGTAAATCGAATGAACGTCTGGAATTTCTAGGAGATGGAATATTAGAATTAATTACGAAATATTATTTATATCGACGTTTTCCAAAAGAAAACGAAGGTTTTATGACGGAGAAAAAAATTGCTATTGTGAAAAATGAAGCAATTGGTAAAATTGCACTGGAAATGCAGTTACATAAATGGTTAATCCTATCTAAACATGCTGAAGAAAAGAAAATACGTACTAATTTGAAAAAGTTAGGTTGTCTATTTGAGGCGTTTTTAGGAGCACTTTTTCTAGATTTTAATAAAATGGTGGTTAAAGATGAAAATGACTGGTTTCAAACCATGTTTGTTACAGGACCAGGGTTTCAAATGGCGCAGAAATTTGTAGAAAATATATTTGAAAAACATATTGACTGGATTGCATTAATACAAAATGATGATAACTATAAAAATATTCTTCAAGTGAAAATACAAAAAGAATTCAAAGTGACACCACATTATTTAGAAATAGAACATGATTTAGAGTTTGGATATAAAATGGGTGTTTATTTATGTTTAGGGCAAAGTATACATTCTGTAAATTATTCACAGGCATTGAATATTAATGAATTTAAAGATTTCAAAGAAGTACAAGAATATATACAAGTACATAACAAGATTTTATTATTTATGGGAGAAGGACAGCATAAGATAAAGAGAAAAGCAGAACAAACTGCATGTTTTGAAGCGTTAAAATATTTGGAATAAATTGGTTTTATTTTATCAAAGTGATTTTTATGAAATAAGTATTATTATATAAATAATGATTATATATAATAATATAAGATTATGAGTAGTTTAGAGGATTTAAAAAACCGTCTCATGGTAAAACCAAATATTGAGAGTTCACAAAGACAATTTACCGTTGCTATTAAAGAAAAAGAAATGGTAAAGAATAAAGAAAGTACCAAAAATAAAAAAAAACTTATTATTGAAGAACCTGACGAACCAGCTGGATTTACTATTGTAGATGAAACAAAAAAAGGTTATGATAGAGAAAGTCTGATGAAAAAAATTGCTTCTAATCGATTATCCAAAGTAACGCAAAACCCAATTATGGAAAAAATACAAGAAACGATTGCATTGGTTCCAGAGACGGAGAGAAAAAAGGAAAAAGGAAAAGATAAGAAAAAACTGAAAAAGTTAATTATTTTAGAAGAAGAGCCAGAGGAAGTGAAAGAACCAGAAGAAGAAAAGGTTTCTGAAGAGAAAAAAGAAAAAGAAGAAAAAAATATGGATGTAGAAGAAGATATTATTATTATACCAAAAAAGAGAGAGAGAAAAACAAAAAAAGCGGAAAAAGGAATTGCGGTTCTAGGTCCTGAAACCAAAGTAGAAATAACGGATAGGAAAATTCTGGATCGTCTTCCTCCAAAACAACCAAATGTAAATATCAAGGTTTCAAGTTATTATATGAATAATCGCGAAATTTTCATTAATTTTATTAATTCCATGTTGGAACCTTATAAAAAAGAACTGGATGAAAATGCTGAAAAAATCACTTGTGAAAATATTGGTCAATCCAATGGATCTTTTTCTCTCTTGACCCATCAAAAAGTTGTAAGAGATTATATAAATTTATATACTCCTTATCGAGGAATTCTTTTATACCATTCTTTAGGATCGGGAAAAAGTTGCACATCTATTGCTCTAGCAGAAGGAATGAAAGACTCTAAAAGAGTAATTGTAATGACCCCAGCTTCACTTCGACGAAACTATATGGAAGAATTGAAAAAATGCGGTGATCCTATGTATAAAAAAAACCAATTTTGGGAATTTATTCCTACTACTGATCCAGAAAGAATTAAAATTCTCTCTCAAGTTCTCAATTTATCTGCTGAATATATTAAAAAACATGGAGGTGCATGGTTAGTTAATATTAAAAAACAATCGAATTATCCCAACTTATCCGCCCAAGAAAAGAAATCTCTCGACGACCAAATTGATGAAATGATTAGGAATAAATATACTTTTATTAATTATAATGGTCTTCGTAATAAACGCTTAGAAGAACTAACAAATGGTTATACTACAAATTTATTTGATAATTGTGTAATTATAATTGATGAAGCACATAATTTAATCAGTAGAATTGTCAATAAAATTAAAAAAGAAAAACCAATCGCAGAAAATAATGAAGGAGAGAAAGAACATTCTCCTAAATTTCTTTCCACAAAGTTATATGAATATTTAATGAGTGCAACTAATGCTCGTGTTATTTTACTTACTGGAACTCCTATTATTAATTATCCTAATGAATTTGGAATACTTTTCAATATATTAAGAGGATATATAAAAACGTGGCATATACCATTAGACGTGAAAACGAGTAAAGCAACGAATAGAGATACACTTAAAGAATTATTTATAAAAGAAAAAGTGTTAGATTATCTTGATTATACACCTTCTAGTCGTGTTTTATCTATTACTCGAAATCCCTTTGGTTTTAAAAATAAAGTTGACAAAAAAGGATATCATGGTGTTTCAAATAATAGAAAAAATAATGTGGGAGAAATGGAATTGGATACTGAGTATATAAGCGACGATGCGTTTAAAAAACGCGTGTTGTCTATTTTAAAAAGTAACGACATTGAAGTATTACCTCAGGGAATAAAAGTCAAAAATTATAAGGCGTTACCAGATGATTTTGATTTATTTAATGATGAATATATAGACTCTTCAACCAATGAATTGAAAAATATAGATAGTTTAAAAAGACGAATTATTGGCCTGACTTCTTATTTCCGTAGCGCACAAGAAGGATTACTGCCTAAATTTAATAAAACACCAGATGACTATCACATTATAAATATACCAATGAGTAATTTTCAATTTAAAATTTATGAGGATGCAAGAAAAGAAGAGAGAAAACTTGAAAAGCAATCAAAAAAAAAGGGACCATCTAAGGGACCAGACGATATTTATAAGGAAGCATCATCAACCTATCGTATTTTTTCGAGATTATTTTGTAATTTTGTTATGCCAAATAGACCCACCCCACGCGAATTTAGAATGGCGCCTGGTAATTGGACTACTGTAAATCCTAATATTTTTATTGATAATACTTTAGAAAAGTCTATTACTATGAATATTCGAAACCAATTGAAACCAATTCTTGAAAATATACTTGGATTTATTACAGAAAAAGCAGAAAAAGAAATATGGTCTAATAAAATTAATATGCAATTAAATGCATATGTAAGTACTGTTTTAAAAGGTGAAAAATCTAATTCGGATAAAATAATTAAAGAAATTATTAAATATTTTAATCAAATAAAGAAGTTGACGAAAATAAGTAAAGAAAATAAAAAAATTATTGAAAATAATATCGATAATTTTGAAAAACTAGTTTTAATTTTAACTAAGGAAATTGAAGAGGAGGGAGAAAAAATTAAACAGGAACAAAGAAAGATTAAAGAAATGAATGAAGAGAAAGAAAAGGGTGAGGATAAAGGCAAAGCCTTTCTTATGAATATATTTGTTACTTTATTAAAAGAGGCCAAAAAAGCGGAGGAAATACAAGATGTTAATAATGACGAAGAAGGTGAAGTTGAAGGAGATGAAATTCTAGAAAGAGTAGGTGGAAAGGATTATAAAGAGAGAATAGAAAATATTCTTCACTTTTTAAAAGATCATGGCAAAGATTATTTAACTCCTGAAGCATTGGAAACCTATAGTCCCAAATTTCTTTCCATGTTGGAAAATATACAAGATCCAGAATACATTGGTCTTCATTTAGTTTATAGCCAATTTCGTACATTAGAAGGAGTAGGAATATTTAGTCTTGTTTTGAATAAAAACGGTTTTGCACGATTTAAAATTAAAAAAAATGCATTGGATATTTGGGAATTAGATATGAAGGAAGAAGACTTGGGGAAACCAACGTATGCCCTTTATACAGGGACAGAGAGTGCAGAAGAAAAGGAAATTATACGTAATATTTATAATAGTTCTTGGGATTATATACCAACTAATATTGCAAATGAGCTGAAAAAAATTGCGAATAATAATAATTTGGGTGAAATAATAAAAGTGCTTATGATTACCTCTTCAGGATCCGAGGGAATTAATTTACGAAACACACGTTTCGTACATATTATGGAACCATATTGGCATCCAGTACGAATGGAGCAGGTAATTGGTAGAGCAAGAAGAATTTGTAGTCATAAAGATTTACCTGTTGCGTTGCAAACAGTCGAGGTATTTGTTTATTTAATGGTATTTTCAGCTGAACAATTAAAGAGTGATGATTCTATTGAACTAAAAAATAAAGATCTTAGTAAATCCTTACCAAAAGTCCCTATTACAAGTGACCAGTATTTGTTTGAAATATCAAATATCAAAGAAAATATAAGTTCACAATTGACCAAAATAATTAAAGAAACGTCTTTTGATTGTAATTTATATTCACATGGACTAGAAAACCTGGTATGCATGAATTTTGCAGATCCAACAAATACCGCATTTTCTTATAGTCCTGATTATTCAAAACAACAAAGTGATGTTAGTGTCAAGACCAATAAGAAAAAAATAGAATGGACTGGGAAAGCCATTACAATATATGGGGTAGAATATGTATATAGGAGAATGTCTCCCCAAGTATTGAATATATATGATTTAAATAGTTATAAACAAGCATTAGAGAATTCCGATATAAATCCACTTTTGATCGGAACCTTAGAACTTAATAACAAAGGAGAACAGGTATTTAAAATGATTAGTTAGATTAGTGAGATTTGTTAGATTAGTGAGATTAATAAGATTTGTGAGATTAATAAGATTTGTTAGATTGAATACATTATTTTACAAAATTAAAATTTAGAATTAATTATTCCAGTATTTTGTTATATTTTATATTAATAATGAAATAATTAATTCTAAATTTTCTCTGTCTTCATCATCCATAGAATAATACCGATAGGTAATATCATAATAATATGATATTAGAGGTGAATAATTTCCAAGTAAAACATTTTCTTTCATATAAAGAATTTGCAAGATTTTTTCTTTCAAACTTTTATAGATATTATTGAAAACAACTACCCTCATAGATGTATTTCTAACCCTATGCTGAAATATGGTAAACTTATTCATATTTATATTTATCGATTTTCCACAAATGGATAAAATAAATAGACAATAGATAATTATTTCTATC